TGCCACTTGAATATGTTTTTATTATTTGTATTGTTTCAAATCTTAATGTTGTTAATAATAAAAATCCTTTAGTTCCTGAATCATAAAAACCTTTAAATACTAAAATATCTCCATTACCAATAGCATTTTCATCTATACCAAAATTACCTACCCCAAACTCTGTGGTTAGTTCAGAAAAAATAGTATTTGTAAAATCGTTTAAACTCTTACCATAAGGAATATTTTCTTCCGCTTCAGGAACTATCTTCCCTGTTAGATATTTTAGTATATTAGATTTTGTTTCTGTTGTCATTTCATTCTCCTTAATATATTAGTGGACTGTCTAATGCACAGTCTAATTCGTTGCTTCCTGTTCCTTCTAATTCTGTTATTACTAAATTGTTAAATTCTATTATTGCTTCTCCTGTTATATCTATATTTCTTGTTACAACTTGTCCTTCTGAAATATTACTAGATGTTTTTCTTCTTTGATTGTCAAAAAAGTTTATTGCATTTTCTACATTATAAGCATTGTTTAATGTATATTCATATACTATTCTTTGCTCATCGCCAAAGCTTCTTATTTTAATTGTTTTGCTTTTTATTAAGTAATTTGTTTTTAGTTCTTCTATTGGTGCATTAAAATATACTTGTTGTCCTATACTGAATATATCATTTTCACTTACTACATTTACTGTTATTTCTGGCATACCTTTGTATTTTATATGATTTGCAGCTACTATTGCTAAATCTTCAGTTGAAATTAAATCATCTCTACTTTCATTTCTTGTAATTGTTCCGTCTCGTCCTGTTTGTTTCTTGATTCTTGCTATTTCATTTGAGTTACTTGAGAATTGTCTTCCTTGTACTAAAGCCTTATAATTTATTACTATTACTGAATCTGAAGCTAAATCATAATCCGTACTTATTTGATTTTCTCCCATCTTGTAATAAAAGTCTGAACTTATTCCTATATCTTTTTCTGCTTGAGTTGCAAAATTAGCAGAAGAACCATCTATTGTTATTGAATTAATTTTACCTATTCGTTGTTCTGTAGGAAATACTTTAGAATAACCATCTGTTATGATGTTTTCTTCTATATCTATTGAAGAATATACTTGTTTGCTTGTTATGTATTGCTTGTTTCTATAATCTCTTGTGCCTATATTATAGCTTATATCTATTATCTTGTTAGTATTACAATATTCTTCAGTATATTCTATATCACTTGCTTTAGGTATGTTAAGCGGATCATAAAAGTCTATTGCTATTGTATCTTCATCAATAACTCTTGTAGTCCATACTGCTTGGCTTAATTCTGCTAGGTATTGTAATACATCATACGCTGTTTGGTTTAGCGTTGAATATGCTTGAATTGTTACATCGTTTGTTATTTCAATATTTCCTTCTATAAATCCATATTCATCTATTTGTTCTAATACTTGTGTTATTGCTTCTGTTACTGTCTTGTCTGATATTACATAATCAAGTGTTTTACTTTCAGATAGAAAAGTCTTATAATCTAATGCTTCTACACTTATGAATTTAGGCTTGTTGAAATTTAAACTCGCATTGCCTGTGTTTTTTACTACTCCTGCAAATAAAAGTGTTTCGCCATCTATGATTTTAACACTTGAATAATCTTTTGGTATATAAAAGTCATATATTGTTGAATTTTTTGGATATACATTATTTAGTATTACACTTGGAACATTTAAATATTCTTCTTTTATTATTATATCTCGTTCGCATAATACTTCTACATTATCGATAAATACTTGTATCATTAGTTGCCTCCTATATAATCCAACTTACTTCCACCTGCATATGATTTTATTTTATTTACCATTTGTCCTAATGGATCTTGCTCTATTGATATATCATTTATTACATATATTGCATTACTCATATTAGAAGCGGAAGGTATTAAGTTTGCTACATAGTCTAAACTACCACCAAATGTTTTATCCATTTGTTTCTCTAAATCGCCTTCCATATCTGCCATTCCTTCTGCTAATCCTTCTACATTATATCTTCCTATTATAGCAAATTCTTTACTTGGAGAAGCTATACCAAATAACTTTTTAATGAAACTCATTACATCTCCTATCCAGCCTTTAATTTTGTTTTTTATCCAACTAAAAGAGTTAGATATTCCACTCCATAAACCACTAACTAAATTTTTACCATATTTTATCATTTGTCCTGGTAATTGTGCAAAATAACCTATTATTTTTGATATTATATTAGGTAATTCAGCCCATATTCTAGGTAATGCTTGTATTATTCCACTTAATAACCCTATTATAAGCTTTAAACCTGCATTTACAAATAAAGGTAATTTTTTTATCAATAATGGCACTAATTTTATTATTGCGTCTATTATTTGTGGTATCATTGTTGGTAGTAATTCAGCCATTCCCTGTATTAATGCTACTATTAATGTTATTCCTGCTTGTAATAATGTTGGTAACATTTCAAGTAATCCTGTTACTATCATTGGTATCATATCTACTACTATTTGAACTATTTGAGGTATCATAGGAATTAAAGCATTCATTAACGCAAATAATCCATTTATTACAGGTGGCAATAGTTGTTGCATTAGCTGTGGTAATAATGGTATTATTGCATTAAATAATTCAACTATTCCATTTATTACTTTTGGTGCCATTTCTATTATTTTTTCAACTAATATTGTGCCAAAACTAACTACACTATCTATTACTGCTGATATATCGCCTGTTCCTGCCATAAAATTTGAAAAACTTGCTTTTAATGTTTGTAGTGAACCTGCGAATGTTTCATTTTCTTTTGTATAATTTCCTGTAGCATACGCTGTTTTTTCTAAAAACATTTCCATTGCATAACCTACTTGTTCTGCTTTTGTCATACTGTTAAATGATTTGTCTACTCCTTTACTTAATGCATATGCTTCTATTGATGTTGCATTCATTGCTACGCCTAAATTGTCCATCATCATAAAATTACCTTTGGCTGCACCTGCTACACTCTCCATTGCCATCTCTATATCAATACCCATTATTGAAGCAACATCTGCTGTTCTTTGCATTGCTGCTGCTGATAAGTCCATTGATTTTTGTTGGTCTATCCCTGAACCTTGCATTAATGCTCCCATTTTATTTATTGTTGCCATATATTGATTTGCACTTGTTCCCATTGTTGAATAAGACTTATTTGCTTGTTCTTGAACTTGACTTGCAAAGTCTCCAAATACAGCTTCTGTTCCACCTATTTGTTGTTCTAATTCTCCTGCCATTTGCACAGATTTTCCAACCAAACCAATTAAAGCAGTTCCAGCTACTGTTGCACCTGTCAAAACTGCACTGCCTATCATTTTGCCTGCATTTGCAAATTTTTTTCCTATTGTTCCTGCTTTGTTTACTGCTCCTTTTTCATCTACATCAACTTGTAACGAAATTTCCGCGTCAGCCATATTACACCTTCTTCTCTAAATAATTATACAATTTCTCCAAATTCTTATTGTTTTTATTCGTATCTATTAGTGCGAATCTTTGTTTCATTTCTCTATAATGTTTTTCTCTCTCATTTTCTGCTGTCTTTGGGCTTTGTTTTTTATAAGTCCTATAACTTATTACTTTACTTATTACTGAATCTTCCGTTAAGAATAATCCTTGTAATATAGACATAAATTGCCACCAACTTATATCTTCTTTATTTAAATCTATTCCTAGTTTTATAAAATCTACATAGTAATATCTAAAATCACTTTCAAAGTCAAATGTTTTTTCTCCATTTCCTGATTGTATTTCAAATATGTATTTTAATACCTTATCTAATATAATTATGTTTTCAGGTATTCCTAATATGTTTGTAGCTTTTAATATCCTATTATTGTCTGTTTCATTGAATAACCTTAATACTTTCAATATGTTTCTAAAGGTTATATTCATTTTGTATTCATCTTTGCCTATTTTTAATACATCTATTTTAGAGAAATCTTCTGTAGGTCTGTAATCGTAGTATTTAATGGTGCGATTTGTTTCTTGACAAAAGCATTTATAAAAAAACCTGTTATTTCATTTACCATTTCGTTAAACTTATATGTTCCTGCTATCTCTTTAAATGGCTCTAGGTCGTTTTTAAACCATATCTTAAGTAGTTTGTCATTTAGTAATACTATCTTCGTTCCTAGCTCATTCTCAAGCTTCTCTGCTTCCTTATAATTGCCTTCTCTCTTTAATTTTTCTATTTGCTTTTGCAAAGATTGTGTTTCTTCACTAAATAACATCTCTTTTATTTCTTGCATTTCATCAGGTGTTATTTTCATTGTAAATCTGTATAATTCTTTCTCTTTATCTTTTAATACTATTTCTTCTTCTATTTCATATTCGTTCTTTGTTAATACTAACATTTTTATATTCTCCTTCTTTATTTTTTTTAAAAGAGGGAGATTAGTTGCTCCCCCTTTAATTTTAGTTATGCTGATACTGAATAATCTGTTTCTTCAAATGTTGAAGCGTCTGCTACTTTTATATCAAATGATACATTTAATACTTCTTCTGTTACTGCACTATAAGATATTCCACTTATTGTTGCTGTAAAATCGATTTGTTTTCCTGTTGTTCCTTTTAGTAAGTTAACTATTCTTACTGCTACTGTTGCTTCACTTCCTATTGCAAATTCTTTAGCTATTAAGAATTGGCATACAGGGTCTGATTTATCAAATTTAAAACTTGTTGACCAAGTTGGGTCTATTCCTGTTTTAATATTGTTCATTATTCCATAACATAAGTTATACCAGCTGTCCATTGATTCACCTTGATCATAGTCCAAATTAAGTGGACATACTTGCTCAAAGTCAGGAACTGATTCGCCTATATCAAAGAATAATTTAAAATTTGTTGCTGAACTTTCCATTAATTTTCCTCCTTTATTAAACTTTCGAATAAGATATTATATAATATTTCATTGTTTTCATCTCTACCTACATAAGTAGGCGTTTTACCGATTATATTTATAATCGATGTTCCGTTTTGATACATATTTAGCTTGTTGTATATTGTATCTACAAGTTCCCTTGTTTGTGTGTCGTTTTCTGTGCCTCTTATAAGCACTCTAAAACTAATCTTGGTATATTCACATTTGCATAATGAATTGATAGGTTCTCCTGATAGTAAAGTTACACAGCAAATATCTTGTCCTTCTTGTGGTAGGTCGGGCGAATATGCTTTTATATCTTCTGCTTCTATTAAGTTTCTTATTTCAGTTATTGCTTTTTCTATATTCATTTCTTCGCTACCTCCAAGAATTTTTTATACATTGCTTTGTATTTTCCTTTCTCTTCGCTTTTTGTTCTTTCAAACCACATAGGTATTGCACTTCTGTTTTTATCTCCTGCTTTTCCACCTTTGTAGTATCTTACTTTTACATATGGTGCTCTTAATTTAATTAATCCTTTATCGAATTGACTATAAATTGCTCCACTTTCATACATTGTAGAAGTATCTATATATGTATATTTTCTACTGTCTTTATAAGCCTGTTCTGTTATTGCTGGAAGGTATTCTTTATTGGTATCTTTTACTACATTCTCTACCCATTTAAAAGCAGAATCAAAATCTTTAAACTTTTTCATTTCAATAGTATTTCATAATGATGTGGCTCTTTTCCTGCCCTTAATATTTCAGTATCTACCACTTTATATGTCTTACCACCAAAAAGGATTATACTCTCATTTACGGGCTTATCTGATAGCCCTTTGCTGAAGAAACAATCGTAAAATAAAAGTGCATTTCCTACTACTTCTTTTCCATTGTTAGAAGCTCGTAGTTGTAGCTTTTCTTCTATCTTTACATTTGTTAATTTTCGTTGTGTATGATATGTTAATCCTTCGCCACTATTTTCTTTGTATTCCTTTAGAATTACTTCGTTTACTAGTAGCTTTTTTGGTATTGGTTTTATCATTACTTATCTCCTTTTCTTCTATCTTCTTCCATCCAGCCTGTTCATACCAATATTCGTTTCCTTTAGCAACTTCTCTTATTATTGCTCCCATTTTATACTTCACGATAAATCCCCCCTGCATATAATAATCCTATGTTAAGTAAAATTGAATATGTGTTTGGACTTATTCTTTTCCATTGTTCGTTTATATCAGATTTTTCATTTGTATTCATAGAAAATTTTCCAATAGTATAATTACCATCTGACATACTTTCCAATAGTTCTCGGTTTGTATCAAAGAAATTAATCTGTTCTAATACAGCCTTTTTATAATTGGCATAGCCATAATCCGATTCAGTCGGTACTGGTGCTGTTATCATAGACTTTATTAATTCCTCCGATAGAAACTTTAATCTTTCGATATCTTCAGGAGCAGAATCCACTCCAAAATATGCTTCATATTCTTCTTTAATTTCCATTTTCTCCGCTCCTTAATTTTTAGTTATGCTGATACTGTTGATGTTTTTACTCTACAAGCTGTTTCTCTTGTTAATTTAACAAAAGATACTACTCTTGCTTGCAACGCACTTGAACCAATAAATTCATTTGTTAAGTTTGTAAAACCTAATCCTACTCTAAATTCTTCACCTGCTTGGCACCAAGGTGTTGCATAAACAATATATTCTGTTCCGTCACTCATATTGTAACTTGGTTTAACTTCTGCTCCTGCTATTTTTCCTATAACGCCATTTCTGATTAATTCTGCTCCTAATTGTCCTGATGAATTAGCAAATACTGTATCTTCCATCAATAATGATTCTGTATCTGCATTTACTTTAACTTTGATAAATTTTACATCTACTCCTAGTTTTTTAATTGCTACGATACTGTTTTTAATTGATTTATAGACATTGTCTGCTGTTAATGCAGTTGTTGAAGATTCAGTTGTTCCATTATTTTCTAATTCTGCTATTGCTTGTGCTTCAAGTGTTGAACCTAAAGAATAAGCTCCTGCTTCTAATCTTTGTGCTTTCATATTGTCAGGTACTGCTTCTGCTTCGTACCCATCACATAATTCATTAATGAATATATCAGTATCAACTGCTACGTTTAAGTAAGTTGTTGCTGATTGTGATAATGCTCCACCTGTTTTTACATCATAATTTCCTACTGTTGGTCTTGTATCTCTTACAGGTACTTTTACTGCTCCTGCTACAGGACTTCCTTCGTAGTCTTTCATAAAGTCAGCACGGATGTTTAATTCTTTTTCGTATAAAGGTACAATTAAATCTGCATACCTTTCTTGTCTGTAGTGTGTTCCATTTTCTCCTATTGGATTTGCCATTTTTTATTTCCTCCTAATTGTAAATTTCAGGATTTCTTTGCCTTAATATAGCTTCTATTCCTGATGTTTGAGTGCTTTTCACTCCTGTTGTCGTTACTCCTGTGTCTTTTGTTTCTTTCTTGCCTGAAAACTCTGGGTTTTCTTTTAAGAAAGTCTCCACATTTTCAGAGAAGTCTCCGTCCATTTTACTTGCTTGAAAAATTAGATAGTCTATATTCTTATATGGAATACCTTTCTTTAGTAAAAGATTTTCTTTCTCTAAATTAGATAGTTTTTCTTCTTTTTCTTGCATTATCTTTTGGATTTCGGTTAGTTTCTCTTCTTGTGTCTTTTGTCCTTCTTTCCACTTTTTAAATTCGTCAAGCTCTTCTTTTGGTGGTAATTTTTTCTTCTCTCTTGCTACCCTTTCTTGAATTGCTTTGTCAAATTCTTCTTGTGTTAGAAGTTTTTCTCCTGTTCCTTCGTTTTCTTGTTGTACTGTTTCTTCTTGTGTTTCTTCAACAGTTTCTTTTTTTTCTTCCATATCTTTCTCCTTTTATCGCCTGTCGGCTTTTTATATTCCATTTCTTTTATAGACTTAATGTTCGGTCAATATTAATAACTAAATAAATTCTCTATCAGGTCTTCTTGTCCTGTCTGTCTTGTTAATAAATGCTCTCATATTTGCTTGTTTTTCCCTTAAATCGCTTTTAGCTTCTTTTATTAGCTCATCTGAACCCATTTGCTCAAACATTCTTAACTCTCGTTTAGAAGCTCTTATTTGTCGTTCTAGATACCTTTGCTCTTGTGATTGTTCGTATATCTTGTCGCTTTCTTTTTGGTTTATTTTAACTTTTTCTTTTACGCTTATTTGTGGGACAAATATTGTCCTACTATGTCCACAATTTATGCCTAGTATTCCATCAGGTTCGCCATAGCTTGTATCAAACCAACTATATACTCTTATTGTATTTCCATATAAGTCTTTTATAGGTGTTGTATCTCCATTTAAGCTATATACTTTGCCCTGATCTTCTGCACATTTTGGTCTTGCTCCCATATATGCGTTTATTTCTACATAGTTGCCACCTGATTCAATTATTCTTGTTTCTGTGGCTTGATTTACAAATGCTTTTCTTTCTGCATTTACTACCATTCTTGTTTGTGCTTCTGTACTCCATTTAGCTCCGTTAGAAGCGGTAAATCCTGTTATGCCTTTGTCTGTTAATTCTCTTGTTGCTGTTTTTACTGCTTGTGTGAATGTACTTGTTCCTGAAACTACCTTTGTTGATACTTTATTTATTATGTCTTTGTATTCTTCGCCTGCTGAAGCTATCATACTTTTATTTACTTCGTTTAGTGTGCTTAATATTGTTCTTTGTGCTTGATATAGTGCGTTCTTTATTGCTAGGCTTTCTTTTGGTGCTTCTTTTAATACTCCTGCTTTTATTCCTTCTGATATTTTTAGTTCTGTATCTTTTAAGTCGGTCTTTAATGCTCGATTAAATAATGTTTCTACTTCTTTTATTGTCTTACCACTGTATTTTGATACTATCTTTATATTTTCTTGTGTTAGTCCATCTAGCTGCTGTAATCTCTCTAATTGCCAATCCATTATTTGTACTTTATCTACTTCTTTGAAAAATGATTTCTTTAACTTTAATTTCTTTGCTATATTGATTAACAATTCAGTTTCCATATTAAGATATAGTTCTTCTATTGTCATTTGACATCATCTTCTTCTTCGGTTTCTTCTTCTGTATCAGTTCCAAAGAAATCTAATCCTTCAGGTAATATTATTTTATTTTCTTCTTGTATCTTTAACAATTCTTCTTCTATTTGGTCTTCTGTATAACCAAGATAATCACGCATAAACTTTTCCTTGCTTATTAGCTTATTCATAAATAATTCTAATCCTTTTTTAAGCTCTGCTTCTTTGTCTTGTATTATACTATCATCAAATACTATTTCTATTTGTAATTTGCTTACTTTATCTTCAGGCATACCATCTAAATAAAGAATAGCTTTGATTAAATCATATATTACATCTCTTATTATTAATTCGTGATGTTGCTTACTTCTAAATGTATCACTATTATCACTTACTACTTCTGTTGCTGTTTTTACTTGTGAACCATCAAATGAATAGAAATCTTGTCCTAGTCCTGCTCCTGCTGATAGATAACCTAGCTCTTTGTCTATTGCTTGTATATGGTCTTGTACTCTTAATTTAAAGTCTATATCTTTAACTGGTTGATTTTCCATACCACTTATTGCTTGGTATACAGTGTCGTTGCTGTCAAAATAACTTATCATTGTTTCGGTTTCTGTTGTTGGGTCTATACTTATTGTTGGTTTTATTGCAGACTTATCAACTAATATTCTTTTCTTGCCTAATTCAAACTCATTTGTTAAGCTATCATATTTTAAATCTATTGCTTTTAATTTATCTATATGATTTGCATATATACTTATTCCCATAGGGCAACTTATATCAAAATTATTGCTTATTCTCGGTTTTATTATTTGAAAATGTGGTGTGCTTGTTTCATATTCTTGATATAATTCTACATTCGGAAAGTATTCTTCAAATGGTAGCTCTTTTCCTAGTTTACTTTGGTCTTTACTTACATATAACTCATTGTATTTTATATATTTTGTTTCGTTGTATTCGTGAAAGGTTAAATGTGTATAGTATTTTTTCTTTGAGCCAATTCCTTCAACCCATTGACTTAATACTATCATTCCTGTTATGTTTCCGTTTTGGTATTGATAAGGTATTATCTGTTCTGCTGGTATATAATCTATTCTTATTTGCTCGTTTACTATATATTCTACCAATGCTCCTGTTCCAAATGCAAATGCTTTTTCTATTGTATCAGGGAACATTATAGAGAAGTTATTTAGCTTGTCATCTAATATACTCCATACTCTATCGTTTAGCTTTTTAGTAGGTAGGTTTATTTTAACCTTGTCAGTCCATAGTAATTTAGCATAATCTTCGCATAGCTTCTTCGTCATATTCATTGTCTTGCGTTCTTGTTGTTTTGTTGTTCCATTTGCTAATTTTATACTATAATAATGAAAATCTGCTACATTTCCCATGTACCAACTCTTCCATATTTGGATTAGGTCGTAGATGTTCCCTGTAACTGTGTTAATTGATTTCTTTGATAATACTGTGTTTATATCATCATAAATTTTCATTGTTTGTCCTCCTAAAATTTTAAGCCTAGTTTTTCTTTGTTCATTATTACATAGTACATAAATCCATCACAAGTGTGGTCATTATAATAATATGCTCGCTCTTTGCTATGTGTATTTGTGTATTCTTCGTTTAGTTCCTGCTCTTGTTTGTCAGGTTCAGGCTTTCCTTTTTCTACACTGTCCTTTTTCCATTTGTAATTTTTCATTTCTAAATCAAACATTCTGTTATTGTTGTTCTCTACTACATAAAACTTTCCTTGTGCTAGAAAGTCTTGTGTGAAATCTATCTGTTCTTCTTTATTCTTTCCTTTGTTAACAGGTGTTAATCTTATACCATAATCTTTAAAAACTTGATTTCTTAATGCTCCGTTCTGCACAATCTATTACTTCTGTATCTATTTGAGCTTTATATGTTCTTATACAATGGTTTTTAAATAATATATAGTCTTTTGCAAGCTCACTAGGTGCCTTTTTAACTGCTTTTTCTTTTGGAGAGTAATAGTATGTGTCTAATAAGTATTTATTGCCTTTAATATCGCTCCCTATCGCTAGGAATATTGTTGCACTTGTTTGATGTCCACTATCTACTGCTATATCTATATAGTTTATTCTAGGTATTTCTTTTGTTCTTTGTATTAGGTCTATGTTAAATATTAGTCCTTCTATTCCTATTACTTCGCCTAGATAAATCCAATTATAACGCTTTTCATCGTATTGTTTTAATCGTTCGGCTTCATCTATGAACATTTTACCTAGCCAATTCTTGTCTACTGTCCTGTAATCTGTTTGTGTTATTAATACATCAGGTCTTTTTGCCATCTTCTCTACCCATTGATTTACCCAATCATATTTGTTCTTTGGCGGGTTATATGTATATAAGGAAATAAACCAATCATTATTTCCCCTTGAAAATGTTGCTATTATTTGTTGTAGGTCTTCTTCACATTCAAATTCAGTAAGCTCTTCAAACCATACTATCTTTATTGGTCTTGTTTCATCTATGAATCCTTTTATCTTTTCATAATCATCGCCACCTGTAAAGTATATGCTGTTTCCATTGTATAACACTATACACATTGGACTTAAACTTGCTTTGTAATGTGTGTCTTCTGTTAGTCCTAATCTTCTTAATGCTTTCTTTATTTCTTTATAGACTGAATTTCTTAATGAATTACTATATCTACGCAGTACCATTGCAGAACATTCTTTTTCTGCTATACAATGATATATTACTTTTAATGCGTTTTTACTTGTCTTTGTTGAGCCGTCTTCCACCTTTATCTATTTGGTGGGCTATCTTACTTTTAAATGTATTATGGAAATGTGAAGCTATGTTTTCTTTTAAACTACTCATTTGGTAAATCATCTACTATATATACTTTGTCGGAATGTTCTACTTTTTCTGTTGGTTTCTCTCCCACTGTATCTCTTATAAATACTCCAGCACTTACATCTCCTTTTATTGCCTTATTCCACATTGCTACTATCATTGCCATTTGATTGTCTATATTGCCTGTGTCTAATCCTAGATCCTTTAGTTTCTTTTTAACTTGCTCGTTTTTAATCGGTAGAGATAATAGTATTTCTATCTGCTCTTTTAATGCTTTTCTTTTCCTTCTTACTTCTACTGATTTTTTACCGCCCATTGAAGTAATTTCCTTTTGTTCTTCTTTTGTTCTTTCATTTAATGGTATTAAATCTTCTTGTGCCATTTTATCACTCTCCTATTTTAAGGTTTTGTTTACCTTTTTTCTACTAATCTTGATGGGTGTTTTAATAACTCTTCTGCCCTTTCTTCACTTACATATATTTCTTGTCCTTTTTTATAGTTCTCTCCTGTATATGCGTCTGTAAATGCTTTATTAACTATTAATGTTGTATTCCCTGTTTGTTGTTTTATTTTAGGTTTGTCTTTTTTTACCTTTACTGCCTTGATTATTTTTACCCAATCTTTTGCATTTGTCTTTTCTTCGTATTTGAATTTATTAGGTATTTCATTTAGGATTTTGTTTAAGTTTATATTACTTAAATTCATATCTACTAAATAACCATTTTCGCCATCTTGTATAAACTCTTTTGCACTTGGAAAGTCTGTTACTATACAAGGTGTTCCATATTGTAGGCATTCATTTATGAAATAAGGGCATCCTTCAGTATCACTTAATTGTACGCCATAATCCGCTTCTGTTATGTGACTAAATATATCATATGTTGGTTTCATTAGCATTACTTCTTCGGCAAATCTTTCGCCTGTGTTGGTAAATACTTTCCATATAAATGGTATCTTTGCTTCTTGTAATTTTCTTGCTAACTTCTTCATTCTTTCATAACCTTTTTCAGGTGTTAGCCTTGTTGCACTTACTAATTTTAATATTGGTTTTGTTGGTTTTTTCTCTCCCATTATGTTATATAATACTTTTGGCTTTATTCCATATATTCTTTCAAATGTATCTGCTACGTGTTGACTTACTGCTACATATTCATCTACCATTGGATTTAATTTATATTTCCAGCCTTGTTTCTTGTCGCAGTATTCATAGTCTGCGTGTAATAATTGTATTACTTTTTTTGCTTTTATTGTTGTTGGTGTTTCGCCCCAGGCTGTACTTAATATTAATATGTCTGTTACTATTGGTTGTCTTCTATATTCTTCATAGTCTACATATTTTTTTATTCTTGCTAATTGTTTTTCACTGCCTTGTTTTATTAACAGTTTTATATTATATTTTTTTCTTAATTGTTGGCAAAAGTTATGTGTGAATGTTTCCACTCCACCGATTTCATTTAAATTACTATGGTATATTATTAGTTCTTCTTTTATTGCCATATTAGCCACCTTATTATCTAAATATTTTATGTATTCTTTTTGCTTTC